CTCCTGCTATTTGTATATCTAACATCTCTACATCACCCTCTTGATAGGATTTATAGGTTAATCTTCCTTCGTGGTGCATAAGTATTCCATCTAATATACCACGCTCATATCTTTTCTCACCGTGTCTGTGTAGTAAGTAACCACCTATCACAAACATAGCTAGTTGAAATAACATAAAACTATCCATAGTCATCATCGAATTTTCTCCTCTTCTCTATTAACCTATCTTCAAAAGCATCTAACAATTCTTCAGTAGTTATCTCTAACTCCTCACATATAAGACACTCATCGTACCCTTCAGCATTTATCCTCTCTTTGAGTTCTTCAACTGTTATCATTAGCTTTCACCTCCTGTCTCAGTTTTTGTAGATACCAACTGGCTTTCTCTAAATCTTCTAATCCATTCTTATTTTTGTATCTAGATATATACTTAATAATGTTTCCCTCTAGGTAATTGAACTTTTGGTCTAGGATGAAGTCTATCACTTCTCTTTTCCCTTGCTTGTAATGGTCTGGATTTATTTTGTTGTTGCTGTCCATTTCTTCAACTCCTTTACCTCTTTAGTGGAAAATATTTTTATGTGGTATTTAGCGCACCACTCCCTGTAAGTTATCTTCCCTCCTTTACGAGTCTTCTTGTCAGGGTTAGGCATCAGGAATATTAATTCTTTACCTTCAAAACCACACTGTTCAGCTATAGCCCTATACTTTTGAGTATCTCCTGTCCTGAAGAAACCTTTCACCTCTATCAGGTACTTACCTTTAACGAAGTCAGGTGTGTAGTTTCTCCTTATAGTATAGGCGAGTCGAGAGGGTTCATACTCCCAACTCTTACCTAATAACTGATGACATTCTTTCTCTAACTTACTCCTATACTTATTATTGTTAGTCATTGTTATAGAAATTATCTAACTTGTTGCCGTCCTTATCCACCTCTATTACGTTAGGTGTGTTGACTACTTTAGTTAAATATCTAGGACCATTAGAATATATGAACGTCCTTAATTTAGGGTGACAGTGGTGCTTATAAGAGCAGTAGCTACATCCTACAGGTAACTTCTCATTACCACTCTTACCGTCAGCCACAGGCTCATAGCATTTCTTTGGTGGTTCAGGGAACTTAACTATATTCTTTATCTGTTTAATCCTATTGATTATATTGAAGAAGTTTAGTTTAGTCCAGTACCAAGCTGACTCATCCTCCATATCATATTTCAATAAGGCTAGGTGTCCATTGGTTTTATCCATAGCTAACCAACCGAACTCCTTCACTCCTTCAGCGTGAGCATACCCTTTGATTTGGTCTATGTATCCGAATGGGTCATCATTAATCAGAGAGCCATCCTTGAACTTCTTCATACCATAAGGGGATGTAGACTTAACATCTACTAGAAGACCATCTATCTTACAGTCCATAGAACCTCTGATACCTGCTACTTCTACTCTCTTCTGCTCATCAGTAACCTTATGTCCTGATAATTTAACTAGAGCTAGTACCATCTCTTCTATGATATGACCATACAAGAATTTAATTCTAGTGTGAGGCATTAGTTCCTCTCCCTTATAACCATTATAAGAATACCATAACTGTCTATCCTTCTTACCTATGTTAGACATCCTTAACTTACGTCTATCGAACTCGTGTTCGGTTATGTTATTACGCAATATTTGTTTCATATTCTCACCGAAACTCTCTATTGCTTCTTCGACATCTACACCTTCAGGAATTTCCTTGGTGTCTATCAAATGATATATGTCATCTATTAGTGTGTCTGTGCCCACGTTTTACCTACCTTATATTCACCATCCAAAGGACAGTTTAGTTTAAAATCTAGACCTGCTCTCTTGATACAATCAACTGCAAGTCCTCCTAATTGTTCTGCTTGTTTCTCACATACCTCTAATTGAAATTCATCGTGAACATTGAGAACAAATTTATAATCTATCTTGTATATTCTAGCGTACTTCTCTAACAAAATCAGAGCTTGTTTCATCACTATAGCACCTGCTGATTGTAGCAATACATTCAATGCACTATGTTGTGACCTTATGATTAGTCTTCTCCCATCGAGACCTTTAATCCAACCTTTTGTGCTTCCGTTGCTAACTTGTTTTCGTAGAGTCTTAAGTGATGGCGTATTATCAAGGAACTTGCTTTTAAGTTTAGCACCATCCTTCGCTGTTCCACTGACGACTTCCCCGATTTTTCTATCTCCTGCTCCATAAAGGAAGGCATATATGAAAGTCTTTGCCTTATCTCTTGATTGAAGTCCTGCAGCCATTTGGTTTGCTTTGTGTATGTCTCCATCCACTACCTCCTTTGTGTATTCTTTATCATTCATATAATGTGCTAACATCCGTAACTCTAGACCACTAGCATCTACTCCTACTAACTTCTTACCTGTAGGTACAGTCCATAACTCCCTACATTCCTTACCGTACTCTGAATAGACAGCAGGTACTTGAGCCAAGTTAGGATTAGAATGTGTCATCCTTCCTGTTATAGCACCACAAGTATTTACTCTACCGTGTATCCTACCATCATCAGTAACTGATTCTAACCAACTCCTCACCATAGCTAATCTTTTAGTTAGAGTTAGGTACTCTACTATCAACTTAACTTCAGGTATATTTACTCCCTCTAATACCTTCTCATTAACTATGACACTACCTTTTTCAGTGAACTCTCTAGGATTCCAACCGAAGTGCATTAGATATCTAGCTATCTGTTGTCTACTACCTAGATTAAATTCAGGATAATCTATATATCCCCACTCATCATCCTCATCGAAGTGAGCACCCTTATCTAATTGTTTCTGATATGCTAGGGAATTAGAACCATCCTTACGTTTAGGATTCTTGAGTACATTTAATACTACCCAAGTAGGTAGAGGTTTGAATACCTTACGTACTTTATTCTCTATATCTAGAACCTTCTCTTTCAGTTCAGCTAATAAATCATAAGCCTTACGTTCATCGAAGAGTACACCATTCTGTTCCTGTTGTTGTATTATTTCAGCTACCTTATGTTCTATATCTACTGCTTGTTGGTCAGTTCCATCGAGTAAAATATCTAGATGATTAGATAAATCTTTAGTTACTCGTACATCCTGCTGACAATACTTCAACATCTCTATAGAGAACTCTTCCCAACCACCATCATAATCATCTTTAGTGTTAGTCAGCCTCTCACCCCAAGCTTTCAGTGAGTGACCCCCATCCATACTAGGGTTAAGTAACCTACTGATGATAAGAGTATCACGAAGATTATAGTTATATAAATCATTAGAAATAGACCGTAGAACAGGTATATCAAAGCCGATAATATTGTGTCCAACAAGGGTTTCGACTCCCTCGTAGACCAACCATTCTCTGAAGTCTTCATAACATTTATCTCCTAAAAAATTAACTACGGTGTTGTCCCAGTCAGTCATTGCACAGATGCAGTGTATTCGAGTAGCTTCGAGTCCGTCAGTCTCTATATCAAAATAAGCTTTCACCATCTACTCCTTCTCTTAATCTACCTGTGATTTTATTATAGACTAGCTCTCCTGCCTTACCTGTGAGACCACTGAACCTATTCTTAATCACTCGTAGTACAGTAGTGTTCCTGTCCTTATCATCATCAGCTTGTTGATTCCTCTCTAAACCTATGACCATATCAGATAGCTGTGCTATAGATGCACTACCTCTTAACTCTGATAGAGATACTTGACCTCCCTCTTCGTGTGCTTTACCTTGAGGTCTCTTTAGATGTGACACTAGGAATAGACCTATGCCTGTCTCTTGAACTATCTTACGTAGCTTGGACATAATAGCATCAATAGCTTTTCTCTCGTCTATGATACCTTCTTGGTCGCTGACTACTATAGATAGATGGTCTAGTATAATCCATTTACAATCTAATCCTTTAGCGTATGTTCTGATACGAGATATGAGAGAGTCCTCTGCTATCGAACCGAAGTGGTCGAAGAAGAATATCCTACCTGTCTTTGAACCTACAGCCTTATACCACATATCGTACTTCTGCTTCTCTGTAAGTTTATCCTCATATTCAGGTAGATGTAAGGGTAGGTTATGTTCAACTGAAGTGATACCTTTAACTGCTCTACCTACTGTCTCCTCTAGATGTATCACAGCTATATTATCATCAGTGTTATTCAGTATATAGTGCTCTAATTCTTTCATCACACTAGTCTTACCCATACCACTACCACTAGTTATAGTTACTAGTTCCTTCTGTCTGAAACCATAAGTTACTGCATTGAGTTGTTGCCAAGGATAAGGAATAGACTTAACATTTTGGTCTTCCTTTACGTACTCCCAAGTGTCCTCTGCTGATACTATACCTGCGGGGGTATAACCTTTAGCATTCCACCAAGTATCTATGAAGTCTTTAATCTTACCGCCCATCAACATATCAGAGGCATCCTTCATAGGTAGTTTAACTATACGTAATTTATTAGGGGATATGACATCCCTAACTTCCTTGATAGCATCGTTACCTGCGTCATCATTATCGAAACACAAGACTACATTATCGAATGACTCAATATAATCTAGGTTCTCTTTGATATCACGTAACGCACCACCCGCACCATTCTTTAATGATACTACTGCCCACTTACCATCGAACATCTCATTTATAGACAAGGCATCTAACTCACCCTCACAGATAGTTAGGTACTTACCTCCCTCTTTGAATGCTTGTTGACCGAATAGACCTGCACCTTTGTTAGTGCCATCTATATGGAATGCTTTAGTAGCTATGTTACGTTCTTTATACCCTAGTATATCACCTGTTTTAGCGTGATAATAGGGGTAGTAATGTTTGTTTATTTTACCGTCCTCACCGTGAGATATACGTACTCCGTACTTCATCGCTATCTCCTTCGTGATGTTTCTTTCAGGTATAGAACCCTTGAAACCTTTGACTTTTACTGGTGTATTCATATAATCTTTCCTCTCACTAAAACTAAACTCACTTAAATCTGTGGGTGGAATCCAATGACCACAGCCAAAACAATGACCGTGACCATCAGAATACACTGCCAGATTATCCTTACTGCCACAACTAGGACAGCTTGAATGCCTAACAAAATCTGACATATTTAGATTAAGTCCAGAACTCTTTTAGTTCTTCGTTAGAACCTTTGAACCCTGCTTCGTGCTCATCTGCTACCTTGATAGCAGTTAGATATGTAGCCACACCGTGTGTAGGGTGTTCTGCACCTGCTTTCCATAGCACCTGAACATTAGACCCACTACCAAAATCAGTACCTATAACATCACCACTTTCAGTCTGAATCATATCGTCAGCAAGTTTGTATTGCGTAGAGAACTTCCTAGCCTTATATGGCTTTCCATTCTCATCTTTGAACTCACGGACTTTTACTCCTGCGTCCTCAAGTTTCTTCGCTTCAGCGTTAGACACACCAACAGTTAGAGTATACTTGCCAGTATCTTCACCGTTGAACTTTTCTGTACTGTCTAGGTAGACGTACTTTGCTATACCTTTTGTTATCATAGTTTTTATTTCCTCTATATTGCCCCTTTAATAATAGACACAAAAGAGTGGGGCTTTCCTCTTAAGTATCTCTTTAAGACTAGACACTAGGTCGTTGCTATGAAACCAACTAGAGTATATTGACATTTCTGTGCGGTAATTCGCTAATGCCTAGACTTAAAGTGTTTCCTTAAGTGAGACCTAAAGATAATAACTATAATGATTATATCTTTAGGCTTCACTTTAATTGTATCTATAGTATTATTGTACCATACTTTCTACTGTTTGTCAAGTGTTTTTAGAACATTTATTTCCTCCTCTATCTTGTCTATAGTGAAAGGGTTAGACATAGCTGAACATACAGTGCAAGTGTCTAGGTACTCCTTTGTTTCAGGGTCTTTCCTCACTGCCTCTATATCTGACAGCCTCTCATTACAGCATTTACATCTCATTTTAGTCCTCCCTTACGTTGTGCTAATAAGATTAAGATGTCTTCCATATCGCTGAATATAGTACCTTCAGCCTCACGTTTGATGTGGTCTCTATGGTACTGTTCTGTAGCCATCTCTTTTTTAGCGTAAGCCATTAATGTTTCATCGCTTACTTCCTTATCGTTGTCTACACAATCCATAAGGTATCCGTTACTATTTATTTTACTCATCTTTTTGTTCCTCCTCCTCATCGATGTTATCTATTGCAGTACAGTGGTCATTACAGCTTGAGCATATACCATTTATATATACACTCTCACCACAACAGTCACTGACTGAATCAACTTCATATACGTCATTTATGTCAAGCATTATTTTCCTCCTTTAGGTAATGTCGCATCGCTGTACCAATCTTTACCTATTACGAATCCTAGTACATTTAATCTAAATCTTAAGTCCTCTAGTTTACGTACATCAGACAACCATAAGTCATTACATTCAGCTACTGTACCAATTATATTTCTCAAATCATTATAACTTTTCAATAGCTTGTTATAATTATCCATAGAAATTTCTATAGATACGTTACCGTTTTTCTTATATTTTACTTTACTCATTTTTTTATCCTCTTTATTAGTTGTAATATTCTAGCTATTAAGCTAGTACCTTGAGGTATAGGCTTCTTCACTTCTTCTATACCTATACCTCGTTCTGAAGTCCACTTTGCTTTAGCCATTAGTTTCCCTCCATTCTATTTACAGCGTCTAGATATACATCACCGCTAATGAACTTCATAACTTCTACTTCACCTAGAGCCATATTTATTACTTCAAATAACTCTGCTATTGTATCTGTAGAAGTCATACCTCTTAATTCATCTAGCACTTCACTAGCTGAATAATCTTCCTCTGACCATTTATCTTTTGACATATTTATTTTCTCCTGTTTTTATTATTAAAGTAACTACCATTATACAGACTCTTTCCTTGTTGTCAAGTTTTATTTTCACTTCGGCATAGTAAAACCATCAGATAGCCAATAAGCCATACCGAAAGCCAATACAAAACTAATTATAAAAACTATTATTGCTATTGACATATTTATTCCTCCTTATCAGTATTGAAACCGTTATCATCGAAACCGTGTGCCCAGTTTGTTTTTTTCTTGAGTTGCTCGATAGTCTTACGCTGTAGCTGTACTGTCTCCTCTAGCATAGCTAATCTGTGTAATATTGAGCCTTCCTGACAGAAGTCAGGGTCGCTCCAAGCTTGATTAGACT